GGAACAAGTGCGGCGACAGCAAGTATAACGAGTAAGCCGTCTGCGACTAGCTTGGCGTTGACAATACCTTCGGGAACCTTCCAAGCGACGGAAACGATTACTGGTGGCACTAGCGGTGCCACGACAACGGTGAGTGCGGCGGTAGATTTATCTGACGTTCGCAGCACGATAGATATTTTGTCGGCCGTAGTGACTCGCGATGGGACCGATTTTCAGATAGAGCGGGTCAGTCGCTCTAGCTACTTGAACATACCGAATAAAGACCAGTCTGCCAGACCAAACCAGTTTTTTTTGGATCGACAAATAACGCCCATTTTGCGAGTCTGGCCCACGCCCGATAAAGATACGGACGTCATTAAGTTTGACCGTTTGACTCGTATAGACGACGCGGATGCCAACACAGACACTGTCGACGTGCCATTTCGGTTTTATCCGTGTTTGACTGCGGGGCTGGCATATTACATATCTATGAAGCGAAACCCCGGAATGATGGCGGTTCTAAAACAAGTGTATGAAGAGGAAATGCAAAGAGCTATGGACGAAGATCGAGACCGGGCCTCTCTTCGCATTAGTCCCGGCTATGAGTATTACAGGAGTTAGCCATGTCAGGGTTTGCCCGAGGAAAATACGCATACGGAATATCTGATCGATCTGGCGTTCGGTATAAGCTGAATCGAATGAAACGAGAGTGGAACGGTTCTTTGGTGGGGCCCGAAGAGTTCGAGCCCAAGCAGCCGCAGCTTTTTCCAAAACCGCCAGTTGACGATCCCCAAGCTTTATTTAACGCTCGTCCTGACCGAGTAGAGCCTATGGTGGTTACAGTCGGCGTACCTAACGTTCTCGAAGCGACTTTCATTCCGGTAAAAGCATCCGGACAGATCGGCACTGTGACGGTGGTGACGACATGAGCTTTACTTTTGATAGCTTGAAGACAGCGATCCAAGATTACCAAGAGACGGCTGAAACTAGCTTTGTTTCTAATCTGCCTGTTTTCATAAAAGAGGCAGAAGAAAGAATATTGAAGAACATAGAATTGCCTGTGTTTCGTAAAAATGTGACAGGTTCTGCTGCGTCTGGAAACACGTATCTCGCAACCCCCACAGATTTTCTATCTCCGTATAGTCTTGCAGTAATTTCTAGCGACGTGTACGAGTACCTTTTGTTCAAACACGTGACGTTCATCAGGAGCTACACGCCCAATGCGTCGACAACAGGGACACCCAAATACTACGCGTTGTTTGATGACGACACTTTTATCTTGGCTCCAACACCAAACAGTAATTTTTCTTTCGAGCTTCACTACAAGTTTCGTCCAAACTCTTTGACGGCGGGTTCTGGTTCGGGGACAACTTGGCTATCTACGAATGCGCCGGATGCTCTGCTTTATGGTTCTCTTGTTGAGGCTGCCACGTTTCTCAAAATCCCAGAGGAGGCCGCACAGTACGAGCAAAGATTTGCGCAAGCTGTTGCCGCTTTGAAAGATTTGGGTGAGGGCTACGGTGCGCGCGATGAGTACCGTTACGATATATCTAAGGGCAGATAATCATGTTGGAAACGGCTGAAACCTCTATAGGCCAAGTGACGGTCGCGGCAACACAAAACCGTGGTCATTCCGTGGACTACTGGTCAGAGGAAGCGACCAAACGTATAGTAAGCGTGGGTGGAAAAAGCCACCCTTTGATAGCGCAGCAAGCCGAAGCTTTTCAAGAAGCGGTGTTGGGCGTCATCTCGTTTTATATGAAAGAAGCGATAAAGAGCGACCGAACCACTCTGATTGCTTTGCTGGAGCAACAAGGCCATCAAGATATGGCAGATATACTCAGGAGACTGTAATGGCTATAACGACGGCTATGTGTACCAGCTTCAAGAAAGAAATACTCGAAGCTGTTCACAATTTTAAAAACTCTGGCGGCAGCACCTTTAATCTGGCGCTATACACAAGTTCTGCAAGCTTGGATGCAAGCACTACGGCTTACACTACTTCTAATGAAGTTTCTGGCACCGGTTATACTGCGAAAGGCGCAGCGTTAACCCGAGTTGATCCGAGCACTTCCGGAACTACGGCTTTGACAGATTTTTCTAACTTGACCTTCAGTTCAAGCTCCATCACTGCCCGAGGCGCACTTATTTTTAACGACTCTGCGTCAGGTGACCCTTCGGTTTGTGCGCTTGATTTTGGGGGCGATAAGACTTCGAGCTCAGGTGACTTTACCGTGCAGTTCCCTACGGCCGATGCGAGTAATGCAATCATACGGATTGCTTAGTTTGTAGATGGCAAACGTAACCGGTTGGGGAAGAGGCACCTGGGGAGCAGGAGCGTGGGGTGAGCCCATACCGGTTGAGGTTACGGGTGTTGCGGCCACGGGAGCGGTTGGTTCCGTAACAGTAGTAGGGGATTCTAATGCAACAGTCACCGGTGTCGCGGGAACAGGGTCAGTTGGTTCCGTCACAGTCCTCGCAGACGCAAACGTCGACGTTACGGGTGTTAATGGCACCGGTGCTGTCGGCACTGTCACTGTTTCGTCGGATGCGAACGTCTCTGTCACAGGCGTGGCCGGTACAAGTGGTGTTGGTTCTGTCACCGTTTCAGCAACCGCCAACGTCTCTGTCACAGGAGTTTCTTCGACGGGAGCGGTCGGTTCCGTCACTATTGTCGAGGGCACGGGTGTCGATGTCGCGCTTACGGGCGTCGGCGGCACGGGCGCTGTTGGAACAGCTACTGTATCCAGTGATGCGAATGTCGCTGTCACTGGTGTTTCGGGCACTGGATCGGCGGGCACAGTCACAGTCGCGGTCGGCATCATTGCAGACACCACCGGTGTTTCCGGCACCGGGTCTGTCGGAACGGTTACAGTTACAGGCACAGCGGTTGCAACGCCAGTTGGTGTGCAAGCTACGGGCCTTACAAAACAGGTTTTAGTTTGGGGACTGGTTGATGATGATCAAACGCCAAATTGGAGTAGTATTACGGACAGTCAAACGCCGGGATGGTCTGCAGTCACAGATAGTCAATCCCCAGAATGGGAAGAGGTAGCTTAATATGGCAACTTATGTAAACGATTTACGATTGAAAGAGATCGCCACTGGAGATGAATCAGGAACTTGGGGTGCCAGTACGAACACTAACCTCGAACTTATTGCAGAAGCCTTTTCATTCGGCACAGAGGCAATTACTACAAATGCAGATACGCACACTACGACGATTGCTGATGGCTCTACTGATCCTGGGCGCTCTCTTTTTCTCAAGTACACTGGAACCCTTGATTCTGCTTGCACCATAACCATTGGCCCGAATACCGTCTCGAAGCTGTGGCTTATAGAAAATGCAACAAGCGGCGGATTTTCGATCATCATTAAGCAAGGTTCTGGGGCGACGGTCACAGTCCCCAACGGTCAGACTAAGGCGATATATTCGGATGGGGCGGGAAGTGGCGGCGCGATGGTCGATGCGTTTGCTCACCTCAACGTCGTTGACCTCACCGTAGAAGATGATTTGACGATTACTGATGATTTGAGCGTGGGTGGGACTCTGGGCGTTACTGGCGTTCTTACCGCCAACGCTGGCGTAGTTGTAGATAACATCACGATTGACGGTGCAGAAATCGACTGTAGTGCAGATATGACCCTCGACGTTGCAGGTGATTTAACCCTAGATGTTTCGGGTGGAGATGTTCGCATCAAGGCTGATGGCACCCAAGAGATGCAGTTCAAGATCACTGACGGCGCGAATGTAGACATCATATCTACAGTTGCTGATGACGATATAAGGCTTAGAGGCAACGATGGCGGTTCTACCATTACAGCCCTTACCCTTGATATGTCAGAGGCGGGTGCGGCTACGTTTAACAGTAGCGTGTCTGCCAGCAGCTTGGTCGTTGGAGGCACTACACCTCGTTCTGGATTCGTGGCTGATTTTCAAGGCACATCCGGTAATGCTGTAAATATCCAAACAGGTGATGAAGCATCAGATATTTCTCTTTCTGTGGGTTCAGTATCTACTCCTGATAAATTTGTTATCACAGCAGGGGGTACGGTCACTTACACAGGCGATCTAGTCTCATCAACCTCTGGAACCTCCAACTTCCGCGCCGGTGTCAACGCAGGCAACAGCATCACCTCTGGCGGCAACTTCAACACAGTCGTGGGCGATGAAGCGGGTACGGCTTTGACTACGGGTGATAAGAACACTGCCCTTGGTTTTGAGGCTCTTGCAACAGAGGACACAGGTAAAAGCTCTGTGGCTATTGGTTATCAAGCCCTAAAGACCCTAAACAATGACGCAGAAAACAACAATACAGCAATAGGGGCTTTAGCAGGCACGTCAGTCACCACGGGAACGAGCAACACCCTTGTCGGTGCATTATCAGGCGACAGTCTTACCACGGGCAACAACAATACTGCTCTAGGCTTTCAAACTTTAAACACTGATACAAAAGGCGATAGAGCGGTAGCCATAGGGCTAGGTGCGCTAACTGCACAAAACTTCACCACAAATACAGACAACTATAATGTGGCTGTTGGTTATTTTGCTGGTGGAGCAATCACCACGGGTGTCCGTAATGTCATTATCGGTGGTTTAGCTGGTGATGCTTTGAATGATGCTGATGCTAATGTAGCAATTGGGTATCTTGCTTTAAGCGCAGATACGCTAGGAAGTAAATCTGTCGCTATTGGTCAATCTGCATTAAACAGTCAAAATTTTACGACAGCTACGGATACTTTTAATACTGCTGTTGGGCACAGTGCAGGTGGATCATCCACCACGGCAAGATTCAACACTCTAATCGGCGCACTTTCAGGTGATGCTCTAACTGATGGGCAAGAAAATGTAGCGTTAGGTTACAACTCACTTGGGGCGGAAACACAGGGGCATAGGAGCGTCGCTATTGGCGATAGCGCGTTAGCAGCTCAAAACGGTAATGACGATAATGTATATAACGTAGCAGTTGGTTTTGAGGCCGGTACAGCAGTCACCACGGGAGTCCAGAACGTCCTCATCGGTGCTCTTGCAGGTGATGCCCTGACTGATGCAGATTTCAACATAGCTATAGGCCACACCGCGCTTGGTTTAGATACTTTGGGAAGCCGGAATATAGCTATTGGTCACTCAGCCTTAGACGCTCAAAACTTCACTACTGCCACAAATTCTTACAACGTAGCAGTTGGTCACGCCGCAGGTACGAACGTCACTACGGGAACTCTCAACACCTTTGTCGGAGGTTTAGCAGGCGATGCTTTTACGGATGCGCAACATAATACAGCGATAGGATACCAAGC